GTTCATGGTCAGCCCACTGCGCCACACTCATACGCGGCGGTGGCGTCATCTGCTTCATGGCCTTCGCCATTTGCTCCAGTGCTGCTTCTCTGGTGGCTTGTTCGATCATACGATTATCGTCCGACCCTTCTTAGGGCGTCCGACCTTACGCTTGGGCTGTTCGACTACCGCAGTTTCGGCTGGGGCCTCTTCCGACACCGATCCAGTGCGGACAGGATCAATGCTGGGCTGGTAGTTGGACAATTCCGCCAGTGCTTCGCGGATTGCATTTTCCAAATGGTCCTTTGCCACAACAACATCTGTTTCCGTGGCTAAAATTGGAGCGACTTTTGTAGGCAGGGCCAGAAACTTGGCTTTACAGGCGTGAAGGACGCTTTCCCAAGCCGCCACCACATCATTGGTCATGCAGAGAGTGCCGCGAATCTTGGCGAGTTCCAGTTCTGCGATTTCAGCTTCGGCATTTACCTTGCGGGTTCGTGCCTCGTCATAGGATGAGCCGATCAGAATCCCACCAGTGGTAGGTTTACGCTGCTGTGCTGTCACAATGGTTCCTAAATTCGTGTAAAAATATCATTTTAATTTCCGTTTGAAACGGGACTTATGGATGCGTTTTGACATTGTGACATCAGGGCCACGGCCTGTCTAGCCCAAATCTGCGCAACAATATTTTACAAATAGGTTTGGAAATTGCTCTCTCTGGAAATTCTTCGGGCTCCTAATCACCCGCACGGGCAATCCGCCCCATAGGACCCGCTTTTCATGCCTTGCGGACATGCCCCATAGACGCCCATACGGGGCCGCTAGGGCGCAACGATTGACGGCCCTGCTACCTATATAGGCAAGGGCAATCCCATAGCCTTAAACGGCTTCTATGGGCGTCTATTGCGAAGGGCTGGCAAGGGCCGCAATGCCATAGGGCAAGGGCCAAGGGCAGGGCCAAGGGCAGGGCAGGGGCCAAGGGCCAAGGGCCGCGCCTATGCGCAAGGCACAAAAAACCCGGCGCTATGGCCGGGTTATGTTGTTTCGATTGTATGTTGCGGCTAGTTCAATTCAAGCAACCTCGCCAGCATAGGGGTCAGTGGCCTATGGCCAGCTTCAACCCGCTGGTAATGACGGGGGCAGATCGCCAATAGTTCGGCGGCTCTCTCTTGCGTTAGGTTGCGCGCCAAGCGCCAAGCTTTGACGTTCATATCTTTACCCCCCTTGCTGTAGCAATGAACAATCGGCGATAGGCAAGGGCGTTGCGGTAATCGTCGCAACGTATCTTATCCCGAACCTCACCCCTAGCATCGCGCATTAGCACCTCATACCAGCCGTTGCACTTGCCGAAAAACACTGTCCAGCCGTTGCGTAAAATGGTTACCTTGTCTGTCATATTAAATATCCTTTATTCAAAAGCCGTCCAAGGTTGGGGGCAATGGTTGGGCTTGCTAGCATTAGCCAGCCAATCCGCCGTTAATGCAAGCGGGGCGCTTTTCCGATATATCCGCCCCGACACATACCAGCGCAAGCTTAAGCCGTTGCGCGATTGCACATATCGCGCCGAACGCTTGCCCGTGGGCGTTAGGTCAAGGTCCGTCTGTATTGTTAGTTGCACGTTTCAATCTCCCCAACTGTTGCCAGCCACTTATTGGACGGCCCTATGTAAGCGGTTCCCACGTTGCTATAGCAAGCGACATAAACGCGCCGCCAGCGCCCCGCCCATTTAACCATATAAGGTGAGGGGGTCCGTGGCCCATAACCCGTTGGGGTATAGGTCAAGCCGCGCCGTTGCCAAGGCAACAGACTTTCCTTTGCTTCAACCTTGACGGTTAAAAACGGGCCTTGCGGATAGCCGCAAGCGGCCCCGCCGAAATGTAAGTATGTAAACATTAGACTTCGACCCCCAATTCACTTGCAATGTCGCTTGCGAACCATTCCACGGCGAAACATAAGCCAAGCAATGCAGCATCGCACATATCTTCCCCGCCAAAATCAAAATCATCTGGTGAGAATAAGAGCAAGGCTTGCAATATCGTTTCGGCGGTTATGCCGTCGCGGCTAACAAAACTTTCACCCGTTGCGTCGCGGTAATCATTAAGCGCCGTTGCAATGTCGCGGCGATACTCATTGGCCATTTTAAGCATTGGGGCCGTATATATGAGGTCATTCCACCAGCCGGTATTTGTGCCGCGCATTGCATCGGTGAAAGCGTCAAGCGTTGACTTTTCCGTAGCAACACCAGTTTCGCTATAATCGGCGGCGGCTTGCAACATGGTATTGCGGACATATTGTTTAAGTGAATTTGTCATTTGTTAAACTCCTACTGTTAAAGATTAAAATTGCGGGCCGAATATAAAGGCATCAAGCGCAAGCGCGGCCAGTATGTAAAGGCAGAATAGCGCCACATGGGTTGCGGATTGTTTCATGCCGCTTCCCCTTGTTCGTCTAATGACTCAAATAAGCCAGCGGCAGCGGCTAACATATCGGCAGCGACTTTCGCGGCGGCAGCGCGGCTTGCGAATATATCACCTTGAATAAACTTAGGCGTTCCGTTGGCACGAATTAAATAAACTTGATAGCCAGTAACGCCGTTATGGCATTCGACCTTATCAATTTCGGTTACATAAAACATATTGTTACACCTCATATTAAAATCGGTTCCGTTCGGTTCCGATAGGCCAGTCACTAGCACGGCCACGGGCCGCGTCAATAAAAAAACGACATGAACCCAAAAAAAAACGCAAGCCCAACCGCTGGCCGTGGCCCCCCTATATATAAAGCCTAAAATCAAGGGATTAACGGGGCGAAACGCAATAAAGTTTCGCTTGGCTTTACGATAATTGCGTCAACGCAATAAAGTTGCGCGTCGTTGTAATATTCTTGCCGATAGGTTTTTGATTATTGCGCAAAACGGCTTGGACACGCAACATTATTGCGCAAGAGCAACATTATTGCGCGATTGAGCAATATTATTGCGTTCACGGGTCTAAAAAATGACCCCTCCCCGGTTTATGGAGCAAAAATTACCCCCATACGATTTATGGGCCAAAAATCCCCCATACGATTTATGAAGCAATTTTCTTTACGCCCAGCGCCTTCGCGCATTCGCCGGACCAGAACGCCCAATCGTAAATCAATCCCTCATCATCGTAACGATCTAATCCCTCTTTGGCAGCGTTATCCAGCAGCACCATTAGAGCGTTCAACAGGTCAGCAGCAAACAGATGCTTCGGACCTTCGTGTTCGATATTGTCGTTCATGTTAAATTCCAAATCTTACCATTAATACCAGATGCGACTAAGGCCGCTACGTTTTGTTCACCCCATGCAATGAGGCAGCTATCAGCGTTATTGCCTTGGACCTTCTTACCTGTTGCAGCGTTTATAAACGAAACACGCCCACGCATAAACAGGATGGCGTCAGCCGTATTTAAGACCTCTTGCTGAAACCACACGGAACCCATGCGTGGCGGTATAAGTGCGATGCCATTGCCATGACACGCCATCCTGTGCATCCAAAGCCTTGTTTGAGCACCGTATGGAGGGTTGCACCATATTCTACCACCCCAAACGCCTTCAAGGCCATTATCCTCAATGGTGAGGCCACTTAGGGCGCAGCGCGTTGGGTCTTGTGTGTTCGCGCACGGGTCAAGGTCAAAATCACCAAGAGCCTTTACAATTTCAATCGGTGTTTGCCAATCGTCGCGGGTTTCCTGTGTTCGCGTCTGAAATGCAGTCATATGTTATAGCCTAGATACCATTCGGTTAATAATACGGTTAAAGTGCAGCGGCAGACTGTAAGCGACTTGCTTCTGTCCAACGCCGAAATAATCATAACGCTTCTTATATGGCCTTCTTGTCTTGGTATTTACAAGCATTATTTTAATGTCCTTGCCACGGCGCTCTGCAATTCCGATAGGAACTCCCTCGCGCTTCATCACAAAGAAGCTGATGTTCTTACGATTCCGCTGCTTGCCCTTGGGCATTGCGCTACGGGCAGTCTCAGACAATGCACCAACAGCCGCCAGCATTTCACTATACCGAGAGCCATTGATGTCACCACCTGATCCACGGGGATAATTTCTACCTTGGACAGTATCTTGGGTTCCAAGCAAAGCCACCCTATCCTGCAATCGCCTCTCAGACGCCTTGCGCGACCTTAGTCCACCAAACACATGTGGCTTGACGATGCTCTCAGGCGAACCCGTGCCGCCAAAATATTCAAAGTAAGTTCCAGCCTTCAATACACCCTGACCAAACCTAGCCCTGTTCGACTGACCTTCACGCCCACCCGGATAACTTTTCTTCAGACCCTTCAACACATATGGCGATGGCTTATTGAAAACCTTATTCATCTCCATGTGCTGCCGAGTGTAAAGATCGTCCACCGTGTCAGACAAAGCGCCAACAATAGCCTTGCGGATCATATTAGGCGTTTCGGCAAGAACCCGTAAGCCCCTGTCAAAATCACTGGTATCGATCCGCATTGCTAACATTATTCTTCCTCGAACTCGCCACACCAATTAAAGGGTGAGGTCACTGGATTGAAAAACTTGGCTCGACCTTCATTGTCTATGTTCGTGAACACAGGAGGGAACCGTTTGCAAAATCCATGAGAGCCAGAAGGGCTTCCCTGAAAGAACAAACACTGCCCACAAGACTCATCATTACTCTTACTCATAATCTTCCTTTCCGCATACCTAATTCTATATCACCAGAGGTCCAATGACAAGTGGTCAGGACACCCCGCAGGACAGAGTGGACAAGTGGACAACACCTATAGGTGTGTTGTCCTGTCCGTCCACCCCTGCCTACCTTGCCCCTACCTTGTCCACCTTCTTGTCTACCCCTATCTAAAAACCGCAGAAAAGCGTCAGTTTAGGTGGACAAGTTCTGTTTTGTCCACCCTTGTCCACCCTTGTCCACCCCCTATTTATAGTCACTTCTTGAAATCATCATGGACGAGGCATTTTCAGGGCAAATTACCACCCATCCATGCTCATGTCTGCTCACCATTTCGCTCACAATAAGCGTCCCAATCAGCCTATTGGTTTGGCTCTCCTGACACATCTTCTTTGCCGCATCTTCATTCTTAGCCAAGCCCTCTTTCATGATATGATCTATCAATGCAGAGCGAGACAGATACGGCATGTCATCCCTGACTTCACACCCAGCCTTATGCCAAGCACCATCAAATATCTTGAAGTTGCTTTTGTGCTTTGCCTCCTTGCGTGTCTCAGGCGGAGCCTCAGTTTGCATTATAACCGCACTGGACACTTGCTCACCATCCTCATCGAACCAGCCGTTGATCTGTACAAGTTCCAGTACAGCATAGACAGGCTTTGCCTCTTCGGCATCCTTGGACTTGCGCTGGACGATCTGGATGGGTCCGTCACCCTTGGCTGGGACAACACTGATCTCGATTTCAAGAGCGCCCTTCCAAGCTGACGATCCACGCGCACGATGCTGTGCCTCATCTGACACGCCAGTGTGATGGACAAGGATGATGCTGCAACCAAACTCACGCATAAGCGCAGCACAGGCATCGATCATTGTTTTGGCATCTTGTGCGCTGTTCTCGTCGCCTGACAGGAACCTGTGCAGGGTATCGACCACAATAACGCTGGGTGGATGCGGTAGCGCCCTGATGGCCTCTACAACCTTCATGTAGCCTTCAGGCGTGTTCAGATCGCAGCCAGCCTTGGACAGCCACATATTGACGCTACTGACGCCGTGATGCTGTTTCCATGCCGAGATACGCGAACGCAGACCGTGATGTCCCTCACCAGCCAAATAGACCACTGTGCCGTTCTTAACCCTGTGTCCGTTCCAATCGGTTAGGCTGGAAGCTATGTGTAGACACCAATCAAGCGCCACAAAGGTCTTGCCGCCACCTGACGGCCCGTGAATCATGATAAGGGCATCATCCTGTATCCAGTTCTTGACCATCCATTTGATAGGGGCTGGCTTAGTGCAGAACTCGTCGGCTGGGATGAGCCAATCGGAAACAGGCGGAATCAGCAGGACCGAGAGATCGCCACCCAAGGCAACATAATCGTTCGCATCGCCTTGGAAGGGTGGCGTTATGGTCCGCGCACCAAACTTGGCTGATGCTTGGTCAGCATATTTCTGACCTGTGTTGGACGCATCATTGTCCGCCACAATGACGATTTCTTGGGTTGGGCCGTATTTGTCCCGCGCTGTCCCAGTGACGGGAACGAGGTTTGATGCGGAATATGCCACAATGCACGGGCGGCCTGTTACCTGATAGATGGTGGCCGCTGTTGCGTAGCCCTCAGCTACATAAAGAACGCCGGGTTCGTCCATTGTCCCGACCATCCAAGAGCAGCCGCCTGTCTGTCCGCCAGCGTGGTATAACTTGCCACCCTCACGATCTATGTATTGCAGAGAGGATAATTTCCCGTTGGGGCTGAACAAGGGAACCACCAGCCGTCCGTCGCCCGTGACCCTAGCGCCATTGACGCCAATCCCTTTGCGGGAAAGATATGGGTGATCTGGATGTGCAGCGGTTGCCTCTGACCAAATCTTCTCGACGGTGTTTGATGCCACCTCCCGCGACTTGGCTAGTTCGATGTCCCGCGCTGCCTTAGCCTCTGACATGCGACGGACATTTGCCATCTCTTCGGATGGCGTCAGCTTACGGCCAACGTCCGCCCTCCATGTCATTTCCATGCCAGCCCTCCAGCAGCCGAAGCGGCCAGCGGGAACACCATCGCCATAGGCAATGTACCAGCCGGACTTATCGTGTCCGCCCTTGCCTTTGGTTTCGGAGTTGAAGCGGTGCATTTTGCCATCAAGGACAATGTCCTTTGGCGGTGTTATGCCACTATTCTCTATGGCGTCACGAAGCTGTAGTTCCGGTGGGTCTGCTTTAATCTCTGCTGGCGGTGACCATGAGCCGCCCAGAATGTTTGTTAGATCAGCCATTATTCCCCTTCCCCAATCAGATAACGCGCCAACCTATTAAGCGTGTCAATCTTTGGGTTATCTTCTTTACCATCCCTTATACGGGTAACGGTGTTGACATGCAGACCAGTGCGTTCCGCCACAACCTTTGGGCGTCTATCTAACAGCCCTTCTTTAATCCAGTTTATTTCAACCACTGACTATCTCCTTTTTAATGTGATTTTTCCCCTTTACATATCAAAATTTGGCTGTAAAGACATTTCTACGCACTAACTGGATTGTCCGAATTGTGCTGAAACGAAAGGAGCCTTCAATGGCTATTAATCTAAAAAAGACCGGAGGTCTAACCGCCAATGGTGTTAAGCTGCTTGTGTATGGTCAGGCTGGCGCTGGTAAGACATCTCTTATCCGCACACTGCCGAACCCTGTGGTTCTGTCGGCAGAAGGTGGGCTGCTGTCCATCCAAGATGCTGACCTTGCCTATATTGAAATTAAGAACATGGAAGATTTACGCGAGGCGTATGCTTGGGCCAAGGACAGCGAAGAAGCCGCTGGCTTTGAAAGCGTGGCACTCGACAGTATCAGTGAAGTGGCCGAGGTTGTCCTTCAGCATGAACTGCGCACCAACAAAGATGGCCGCGCTGCTTATGGCGAACTCAACACCGTTATGCAGGAACTGATCCGTGCGTTCCGTGATTTGCCAAACAAGCATGTCTACATGAGCGCCAAGCTGGAAAAGTCCACCGACGAAATGGGCAAGTTGCTTTACAATCCATCAATGCCGGGAAAGTCGTTGACGCAGGGTCTGCCCTACTTCTTCGACGAAGTCTTGGCTCTGCGTGTGGAACGCGATGCGGATGGCAATGCCCAACGTGCCATTATGTGCGACAGCGATGGTTTGTGGCTGGCTAAGGATCGCTCCGGCAAGCTGGCTTCATGGGAGTCGCCTGACCTTGGTGAGATCATTCGCAAGATTGGTGGTGTGTCGTGATGAACATCTACCAGCAATGGCAAGATGCCAAAGCCAGAGAGGCTGAGGCGACGGCAGAGCGCCGTGAGATTGAGGATCAGATGGTGGCGCAGTTTAACGTCCCATCCACCCTCGACAAGACGGCCAACTTTGAAGCCGACGGCTACAAGGTCAAGATCGAAGGCCGCATCAATCGCAAGATCAACGGCGAGAAGCTGCAAGAGATTGCAGTCGAGCATGGGTTGATGGCGCATCTAGAATGCCTCTTCCGGTGGAAGCCGGAGATCAATGCGGCAGTCTGGAAGTCAACTGACCCAGCAATTACTACCCCACTACTGGACGCAATTACCTCAACACCGGGGCGTCCATCATTCACTATCGTTAAAAAGGATTAAGACATGGCATTTTTAGGTGAAACATTTTCTACAGACAGCCTTCCTGTTTCGGATCGTTCGTATGATCTGATTCCAGAAGGCTGGTACAACGCCACGATCACCAAGGCGGAATTGAACAACACCAAGGCTGGCACAGGTCAGAAGATCGACATGCGCTATGACATCGTTGGTCCGACGCAGCAGGGCCGTGTGGTCTTTGGCACAGTCAACGTCCGCAACCAGAGCGAACGGGCCGAGGCGATTGGTCGCCAGCAACTTGGTGAGATCATGAGGGCTGTCGGCTTGGCTAAAATCCAAGACACTGACGAACTGGTCGGCGGTAGCATCTGCATCCGCGTAAAGATTAAGCCAGCCGAAAATGGTTATGATGCCCGTAATGAAGTTAGCGGGTTCAAGTCAGCATCCGGCGCATTGCCACAGGTCACAGCATCAGCTTCTCCAGAGCCTACCGCATCTGTCGGCGGCGCAAAGCCACCTTGGGCTAAGTAAACAAAAACCCCCGCTCTATCACTAGGGCGGGGGAAGTTTGTAGGAAAGGAGATAACACAATGAGCAAATTGCCCGACCCAGTTAATACCATCGCAACGATGATAGATCAATACCATGCCAGCAAGAAGTCCAAGCCGCGTCCACACATGGGCGTCAGCCTCTTGGGACACCATTGCGACAGGTGGCTTTGGATTAACTTCCGCTGGGCAGTGGTCGAAGATTTCGATGGCCGTATCTTGCGCCTGTTCCGTCGTGGACACACCGAGGAAGACACCATCATCCGTGACCTTCGCAACATTGGTATCGACATTCGCTCCAGCCAGAGGCGCGTAGACTTTGGCAACCATGTAAGCGGCAGTCTTGACGGCGTGATCGAAAAGGGCGTCCCAGAGGCTCCCAAGGCGCGTCATGTGGCCGAGTTTAAGACGCACTCAAAGAAATCATTTGATGACATGGTCAAGAACGGCGTGGAGAAGTCCAAGCCAATGCACTTTATCCAGATGCAAGTTTATATGCACGGCACTGACATCAACCGTGCGCTTTATCTGGCGGTCTGCAAGGACGATGACCGCATCTACACCGAGCGTGTGAAATACGACAAAAAGGTAGCCGAGGACGCAATTATACGCGGGAAGCGTATCGCCATGTCAGATCGTATGCCAGAGCCGTGCAGTGCCGATCCAAGCTGGTATCAGTGCAAGTTCTGTCCGGCGCACAGCTTCTGCCACAAGCAGGAACCGACCAAGCGGATCAACTGCCGAACCTGTGCGCACAGCACTGCAATGGCAGATTCCACATTCCGTTGTGAGCGTCACGATGCGGACGCCATCCCAGAGGACTTTCAGCACGAAGGCTGCGATGACCACATCCTGCATCCAGACATGGTGCATTGGCCTATGGAAGGCTCAGACGATGGTCACAGCGTCAAGTGGAAGATTGGCGACAAGTGGATCGTGAATGGCAAAGGCGGATACAAGAGCCGCGAGATACTCGCCAACGCAGAGGCGCTGGACGATGCAGTAGTTCTGTCGATTAAGGCGATGTTCCCTGACGCGGAGGTGGTGGGCTAATGCTGCGACCATACCAACAACGCGCCATAGACGACCTTTATAAGTGGATGGGCAACAACAAAGGCAACCCATGCTTGGTGCTGCCGACAGGATCAGGCAAGAGTCATATTGTTGCTGCATTTTGTAAGAATGCTGTGCAGAATTGGCCTGACACTAAAATTATGATGCTGACCCATGTAAAGGAACTTATCGAACAGAACGCCGAGAAGATGCGCCAGCATTGGCCGGGTGCGCCTATGGGCATCTATTCGGCTGGGATGCGCAGGAAGCAATTGGGTGAGCCAATCACCTTCGCTGGCATTCAGTCGATTTGGAGCAAGTCCAGCCGTGTAGGCCACATCGACATTTGCATCATTGATGAGTGCCACTTGGTCAACCACAAGGCAATTGGCATGTACCGCGCATTTCTGGATTCTTTACTGGTTATCAACCCGTCGATGCGTGTGGTTGGGCTGACGGCAACGCCATATCGTCTGGGGCATGGGCTGATTACGGATAAGCCAGCCATCTTTGATGATTTGCTCGACCCTGTGACTATCGAAGAACTGATCCAGAAGGGGTTTCTTGCCCCGCTTAGTTCCAAAGTCACCAAGACCAATTACGATCTGTCAGGCGTCCACAAGCGCGGCGGAGAGTTCATTGAGAGCGAACTGCAAGCTGCCGTGGATACTGACGAGAACAACGACAGTGTAATTAGGGAAGTGATTGCCTTGGCCGAGGGTCGCAAGTCTTGGTTGTTCTTCTGCACTGGTGTCCACCATGCCCACGCCATAGCGGAATCGCTCAGGCGCGAAGGCATCAGTGCGGCATGTGTGACTGGGGAAACGCCAAAGGAAGAACGGGAAAAGATACTGGCTGACTTTAAGGCTGGGCGGATCAAGGCGCTGACCAACGCCAATGTTCTTACCACGGGCTTTGACGCGCCGAACATCGATCTGATTGCCATGCTCCGCCCCACCATGAGCGCCAGCCTGTATGTCCAGATGGCTGGGCGCGGCATGAGGCTGAAGGAACATACGGATCATTGCTTGGTGCTTGACTTCGCTGGGGTTGTGCGGACGCATGGGCCAATCATTGCCGTTACCCCACCTCAGCGCAAGGGTGAGGAAGGGCGAGGGGCGGGTGAGGCTCCGGTCAAGGTCTGTGACAACTGTGATGAACTGGTGGCTATAAACGCCAAGGAATGTCCAGCTTGCGGAATGGCGTTTCCTGAGCCTGAAAAAGCCGTCTTGAAGCTGCACAACGATGACATTATGGGTGTATCTGGCACAGAGATGGTGGTCACTGATTGGCTGTGGCGCAAGCACACCAGCAAAACCAGTGGCAAAGATATGCTCTGCGTGTCATATTATGGCGAGTTGACTGATCCGAGTGTGACTGAATATTTGCCTGTGACGCATGAGGGATACGCCGGACAAAAAGCTATAACGCAGTTGGTCAAGATAGCGCAAAGCGCAGGGGCGACATTTGATGGTGTGAGTTTGCTTGAGGATTGGGCGCAGCGTCTGAACGATGCTCACCCGCCGATTGTGATTAGCTATAAACGCGACGGTAAATATCATAGGGTTTTAAGAAGGGAATGGAACAATGAAGCGTTTTCCTAAGCCGGATTTCTTGGTGCAGTATGAGCAGTGGATCAAGGATGGTCCGCCTCAATGCTGCCACACTTGTGACAACTTTGCGGGGGACGGAAAATGCTTTTTCTTTAACATGTATCCGCCAGCCGATTTCGTTAATAGCCAAGGGCAGTGTGCCGCTTGGTCATGGGAGGTTCCGTTTTGACCGATAGAATACCAACAGAGCATGAGGAACAGCGCCAAGTTGTAATGTGGTTCCGCCAGACCTACCGACCAATGCGGATATTTGCGATTCCGAACGGTGGGATGAGATCAAAGGCGACTGCGGCCAAACTAAAGGTTGAGGGTGTCAGCCCCGGCATACCTGACCTTTTTATTCCTGCGCTCAAGCTGTGGATCGAAATGAAGCGGATCAAGGGGGGCAGATTATCTCCAGAGCAAAAAGATTGGATAAATTATCTTGCCTCTGTTGGTTATGTGTGCTTTATTTGTGCTGGCGCTGAAGACGCCAAGATACAAATATCTGATTATATTAAGGATTATAAAAATGCGACCTGATATACGACATAAAGTACGCCATCTTTGTAGCTATATTTCCGACAGAAGCGCCGTGTTAGCGCACATCAATCGGGACTATGGCACTTCGTACAAAATGAGCGACCTGACCCATGCGCTCACTTATTTTCCAGCTACAAGTAGGCGCAGGAATACTGATGATGACGCGCTTCCTCTGACGCCGCCTGTCTCCACACATGATGGCCGTGGTTACGATCCTCTGGCGATTGCGCTGTTTAAGTATCACGCCGCTCGAACCACTGGCGAAGATAAGCGCCATTGGGAGCGCAAACTAGCAAAGGTATTTTGATATGACACTTAATGAACTTAGAAACATAGTCGCAGATCGCGTTGAGATGACGCATGGCAATGAAGAATTTATTCGCCAGATCAGAAATGGTGAGCAGGATGATGGTCCGTTTATGGTTGGCGGGTTAGCAGTATGGGCAAAGTTTATGGAAGGCTTGCAGCCAGCACCGGAGGTATTGGCAGATGATTAAGGCACAACAAGCAGCCCCTATGGGCAAGAGCCACCGAGTATCATCCGATAGCGCATGGCCCTTGAGGGGCGCAGACGGAAAGACGTTTGCAGAGCGCCGCAAGGAACAGGAACAAAGCAAATGAGCGAGTATGGCAAAATCCACACCGATGGGAGCCGCTCCGGTGGTCAGCCTGTGGGCGACCCACTCACTTGCCGCGCCTGCGCCCAGAATCGTGGAACTATCTTGCAATTAAAGCGGGAACTTGCTGACTTCAAGCAAAAGGTGAGCGATGCGTTGGTGGATTATTTTGGGGAACATTTGGTTGCAGAGGATGGCGGTGATACGCTTGCCAGTTTCATCATCCCCAAGCCCAAGCCTGACCCGCTGGTTGAGGCGATGAAAAAAATGGGTTGGTATCTTTCGGAAAGCTTTTTAACAGACGCCGAAAAATTCCGCGACGCACTGGACGCCCGTGGTTGGGAGATACGGGAGAAGGGGCAATGAAGGAAGGTCCGGTCATGAAAGGATGCATCGCTTCGGCAGAATCATTGCCTAATCGCCCTGCGCCCCCCGCTCCAAATAAGATGCCAAAGCAGGGGCATGATCCAGCATCCGAATGGCAGTCAGGTTATGATGCTGGCATTGAAGCAGCCGCTAATGCGTTGGAGGCTGATGCAAGGCTTTGCGATTGTTTTGCCCACGAAGAAAACGAATGCGCCTGTGGATCGTGGGCTGATTATAAGACTATCACATCAGCGAGGGCTGTCGAGATTGTCCGTGACCTTACCAACCTCAAGCGCCCACGCCCGTAGCGCATCCAACTGGGCGTATGCGTCAGCGACTATTTCGAGATCGGCAACAGGAATGATGGCCGTTTCGGCTCCTGACACAACTTCACCGGGCACTGGGGCGACTTCGCTTGCTCCGGTGCTTCCGGTAGAACTTTTAGCGGCTTGTTTACGCATCCACTCAGACAGAGCCATGCGGTTATCAGCAATACGTTTTTCATAATCGGATTCTGCCTTTTCTGATATGGCGGCATATTGGCGCTCGATCTGAGCGACCCGTGCCTTGTTGATTTGTGTAGCCGCAACCTGTGCGGCCTCATACTGCGCCACGACCTTTTCAGAGGCAGCATATTGCTTCTGCCAGTGCCGAGCGTTGCCGTACTGCACAGCGGCCATTATAGCGAACAGGGCAATCCCTGCGTATGGCGCGAACTTTAGATACGGAACAAATTTAGTTAGCATCAGTTATCTCAATTCCATCTTTGCCAGCCTTGATGCTTCTTTTCACAAACAGTGCAGTAAACGCAGTCAGGCCAAGCATGATCTGCGCATGAGCAGCCAGTGCTAGGTAGAAAGTGTACGCGGCGTTTCCCGACACTAACCACACGCCAACAGCCGCGAAGATCGTCATAATGACGCAGCCGCCAAGCAAGGCTCCAAATGCAGCGGCCCTGCGGCCATTAGGTGTCCACAGCAAGCTAATCATATCGGCATACCCTGAGCAAACCACGCTGGCATATCGAAGCAGGGGCATTCCTTTAGCCATTCATGCTTCTCGACCACGCCGTCGCCATCCTTGTCAGGCGACAGATCGCGGTGGCCCATGACAGGCGGGTTCTTGTGCAACGCTCTCATGCGGTTGATGATTTCCTTCAGACCCTTCTTCTGGGCTGGCGTCCGCGTGTCCTTGGCCTTGCCGTCCTTGTCCAGACCGCCAACATAGACAATGGCAATGCTGCCAGCGTTCCAGCCCTTTACATGCGAACCAACGGCAGTATCAGGGCGACCCTTCTCGACCCGCCCATCCAGCCGCACCACATAGTGATAGCCAATATCCGACCAGCCCTGCTTCAGATGCCAGCCGCGAATGGTGGCCGCACTTACATCTTGGCCCTCACGGGTTGCAGTGCAGTGGACCACAATGCGCTTAATCGGAAAATTGCTCATGATCTATCCTTGCTATCTCGCGGTCAATATACCACCGCGCTTTTCTCAAGTCCTCTATAGCATTATTTTTAAGCCCTGCCCTCCAAATATATTTGATGGCATTGCCAAGGCAGAAATTCATATGTTCCGTGATCTGGATGCACTCAACGCCTGATGGGTGATCTTGATAGTGTGGTGGGTTTATTGCGTCAGTCATGTTATACCTCTTCTAACATCTCAGTTGTAATCATTACGCGCCCTACAGCGCCGTACTTTTTATGGTATGTTATAGCCCAAGCCGCACGATCTGCAATCCATCCGCCACGCGCAGCATAGGCATCCCTAGCAGCTAAGGTTGGATGCTGCACCACCGTTACGCCGTTATATTCTTTCTCATCCCTGTGGTGACGGTGGCCGCAGTGTATCTCGCGCCGGGTAGTGCGGCCCCACTCTTGCGGGAACTGTGCGGCGAACAGCAGCGGCAGGCTTTCGTTCTTAACCTTGTGGCCGTGGTGGATGCCTAGCATGGTGTTGCCCCATTCAAAGACATAGAATGGCAACACGCTGTCATTGACAGTAACGCGAGGCTCTTCTTCGTAATGCACAGCGAACAGGTCTGACAGCCATCCTGCGCTTTCCTCGTCGTGGTTTCCCTCAGCGATAATCAAGCGCACCTCTTGATGGCGTTGCAAGCATATCGCCACCAATGAGCGGATGATGCGGATCGCGGAGCGGCGTATCTTGGGGAAGCGGCTGTCGGCATCCAGAACGTGCTTTGAGGCTGGCGTTACTGGCGTCTTGCCGTCCGTATGCAAGAAGTCGCCTTGGATATTGAGCACTGCTGTGTGTGCATTTGGGCTTTGATTGACCATCTGTACCAGCGCAGCCAGAATCGTTTTCTCTGCGATGGAAATGCTCCAATCGCTGCCGCCCTCTTTGTGCCACGCCAACATGCCAAGGTGGTAATCGGTAAAGGTGTAAAGGTTGCACAGATGCTCCTCAGAGCCTTCTGGGGCGACGATAACACTTGCTGGCAGTATTTCGTCCTTGAAGCCATCTATGGCCTCTTTCATGGCGTCCACCAGAGCCTGATGGCTTAGTGACGCCTTGACCCACTGTCCGGCTGGCTTGCCTTCAGCGTTATAATAGGTGCTGACGCCCTTGGCTACATATCCATCAGGGACGGGCCTAGTGAAGTCATGCTCTGGGGCATATCCCTTCTTTGCAGCCTTTTTCTTGACGGCAAGATAAGTCTCGCTTGCGCCGCCAATGTTCATGCCCAATTCAACGGACGCCGCCCTAGCACTGCCAAGACGTTCTATGGCTTCAAGGGTTTCCCTCTGACGAGGCGTACAATAGTTGTACAGGTTCTCGTCTATTTTTAATGGAGTCATTAAACACCCTAATCTCTTGGCAAATGCCCCCCTGAGAGCCTTGCTTCAACCCAATCGTAAATTCTGAGCGTCATCCAAACTATAGTCAAAAGAGATGCCAGTGGTGGCAGAAACTGCACCAAAGTACCAAACGCAGCAGCAACTGCCAAACCGTCAGCAATATGCTTCACGTTATCCCCCAAATGATTAAGTATTGAATGAACGCTCATTGTCACTCTCCGACTTCGAGTTCCTGTGCAGGATCACCTATTTGGGCTTCTGCCTGTTCCTTGATTTTAACGACAAGCGGCCATGCGCCCGAAGACGTTGGCAGATTACCAAGCGTCTGAAGGACCGCGTTAACCTCTTCGACGTTTAAACTAAGATTGATTTCCATATTATTCACTCCAAGGTAGTTGTGGCGTAACTACAGGTGGGTTAATCTGGTCAGCGATTTGCTGCGCCACATTTGCTTCATAACCTGTTACAGCTTCTTCGCCAAGTGCTTCTTTAACCCAATCAATGACTTGGGCTTCGGTCAGATCAGCATAAGGTACATAGGTTGCCTCTGAATCAAGCGTCAGGCCAACGGAACCGTATACTGATCCGTTATGTGTTTCGTCTGTGCCGTTAAGCGTCCAGTGAACGGTGAAGACAACGTCTGCGTTGCCTTCGTACTCTGGGTAAGCGTCCATCTGAACTACGGACCATGTGTTTGTGATAGTCATGTCTTAGTTTCCTTCTTTGATTAAAGTATTCTGAGTACGGAATATTGTATGGTCTGCGTTAGACCTTGAAGATGTGTAACCTGCAAGTTTAGCCCAGACATTGACAATGAAAGCTGGGAGGCATTGACAAGAGTAGTGATGGAAGTGTTCGACTGAGAAACACACACCATTGCTACTTCGTTGTAATCCGCTGGTGTGGCACTGGCATTTAAAGATGCACTGACCATGTAATTTCCCTCACCGGACGGTAGCGTGGCAATCGTAGTTGCGGTGTTATTGGCAACAGATGCGCTCGACCGAAGCGTCGAAAAAATGCCGCCGATTACCCTAGCGGTATTTGATGCGCTGCCACTCGAACTCGTCGTCCCCACCAGCAAGTTGCCGCTGCTGTCGATGCGCATGCGTTCTGTGGCGCTATTGGCGAAGATGGTGTTGTTGCTGTATCCGCCAATTATCAAGTCGGTCCCTGAAAAACCAGCATTGTAGCCCTTAGCAGCGCCGATATAACCGACTGAAGTAGCGCCGTTCTCCAGATACATTGCGGTATTCGTGTCGCCGCCTTTCAGCACAAGGCGCTGACCGCCACTCGTCGCGCCCACCAGCAAGTTGCCGCTGCTGTCGATGCGCATGCGTTCAGTGAAGGTGCCGCTCGCTGTTCCGAATGCAAGAGCGCCGCTTGACCAAAGTGCGGACAACCCACTTGATATGTTGTTAAATATAAATGAAGTGGTTGCGTTGTCTGTCAACCGCAAAGCGCCATCAGCAGATGAACCTAACGGCTGACTAATCTGCACCCTGCCCTGTGACGCATTCGGTGGCTGGTTTATCCCGACGTTGCCGCTGCTGTCGATGCGCATGCGCTCGGTGTTGTTGGTGCCAATAACAAGTGGGTGATTGCTCGTTGTGCGTAAGATTGCACCCGCGACCACTGCGTTACCAGCGGCATCATTAAAAAACTGCGAGGATACGGTTCCGCTATTGATGTTTAAACCCGCGTAGGACGCCGAAGTTCCAGCGTTAGTGATTGTGATCCCACTTATCGAACCCGCAGTATTGGTGCGGGAGAGAAGCATGTTGTCGCTGAAGTACGATGTTCCGTTCACATCCAACTTATAATTTGGCGCACTCGTACCAATCCCGACGTTGCCGCTGCTGTCGATGCGCATGCGTTCATTTTCACTGCCGCTGAAGCCGTTTTGCGTGGTGAAAAGAAGGTTGTTAACAAAGTTGCTACCGCTTCCGCTGCCAACAGACTTGATCTGCCACGCAGCCACACGCCCAGCGTCTCCGTATCCTCCGGATAGTTGTATGCCCGCTGTAGTAGCACCGTTGTACCCGCCACCCCGAACAATGGCAAAATTACCGGCGGGAACGGGAATGTCAGTTAAACTGGCGCTAGTTCCTACATGCAACAAGGCCCTTGGTGTTGTGTTGGAAATCCCGACGTTACCCGCGCTAGTGATCATCATCGCGTCGGCGTAAGCAGAAGGCGCTCCCGTCCCGACAGTTGCGCCAACGCTAAAATACATATCGCCAGTGCTATACAGGCGCGGAATGCCACCGCTCCACAATCCAATCGCAGTGGTTCCCCCACTGGTATACGATTGGATCAGGTTATTGCCGGAAGCACCGCCAACACGCAGCATGCCTCCCGACGCTGACACGTCAACCTTAGTCGCTGGCGAACTCGTACCAATCCCGACGTTGCCGCTGGCATCCTTGTATATCTGCGTCCCACCAACGCTCATAATGCCAGCACCAGTCACCGTCAGCGCAGTGGTGGACAGCAGATCAGTGACAACGCCTTCCTTATTCTGGAAAGCCATATTGCCAAGCGACCCGTTGGTCGGAACTTGGTTTGGCGCTGTGCCGATTAACTTAGGCATTATCTCGTTACCCCTTGCAGAACAGCGTTAGATAGCCGTGTGTTGTAGTATGCGATTGAGCGGATGTGGCCGTTGAGGTGACCAAAACCACCAAACGCGCCAATAGCCATTCGGTCTACTGCAGGTACACTAATTCCAGCATTGGTCCCGATAGCACCCCCATTTGTAGATGCCGCAAAATCTGTCGCTTTGTACGCAAACGCAGATTTATTGGGTATACCAAGGGTATTAGATGCGCGATCAATTACACTTGATAGACCCGAAGTGGTGCTATTAGAACGCACGGTTCCTGAACCAAATAGTGTAATTGCGTTGAAATTATTGGTTGTTCCGTCGTAGGCCGTGAAAGCATAGCTCCCAGTGCCGCCGAAATCCGCAACAAACGTCCCCTCGCTCTGCCGATACCAGTTAGAGAAGTTTGCGCCTGTCATCAACGCTAAGTCTGCGCTGCGCGTTACTTGGCTGGCAACTGTGGGGATATAGCTGGTGGCGGATGCTCCGGCTTCGAGTTGTGCGCCCCATAGAAATAAACCTGAAGTGCCATCGCCTGTGTAGATAAATGAACCGTCAGTGTTGGCTATGTAGAACGAATAGTTTTGCGCGGCGGCGGCTGGCGTAGATGTTATTGAACACCTATACCAACCATTACCGACTGGCGTAATTGTTGCCGTTGTGGCACCGACTATTGTGCCGATAACCCCTGTGCTTACGTTGAAATACGCGGCTTGCGATAGTGAAGCATTACCCATGTAAAGCCAGTTGCGTCCCGCTGCCTTTGCGTAGATTGTAGCTGTATGCGGAACAGCCGTAAGTGTCGGAACTTGCGAAACACGGTGAATGTTGTTGGTTGCGTCTTCAACCAGCTTGTCCGCAGTTGACGTGCCATCAGGCGCAACAGCAGCATTTGCTGTGACGGTTGCGTTGTTTTTGTTCCAAGCAGCATTATCAAATTGTTCTGAGTATGTGAATATATTCGTCCGCTGCTCTTCGATCAGCAAGCCCTTTGCCGCAAGCGTTACAGGGTCGTAATCAAAGCGCGGGGCATTGACCGCAGCCGTCTGAATGAGGCCGTTGCTACCAGTGAACGTAGCCGTCGATGCCCGCGTGAACGTAACGCGAGGATCAAGTGCGCCGACATCTACAAAGTCGAGTGAGAGTGCGGGGCGGGTCGCAGGAAGGCTGTCTGTCGTGTATTCCAGCGCCAGTTGGTCTGGAATGGTGGCTAAATCACCAACAGCATCGCCCAGAGTTGTGTTGCCGCGAACAGTTGCGTTGCCGTTTACATCAAGCAGCGCACTTGGTGTGGTTGTTCCTATGCCGACGTTGCCCGCGCTGGTGATGCGCATGCGTTCCGTGTTGGTGGTGGCAAGAACAATGCCGTTGGCGGTGGTATTAAAGATATTAAGGTTGGTGCTGTGGGAAATATAAGACCCAGCGACATTCCCTTTTTTCAGCCCGATGGTTGAGCCATCTACCCCGTTCAATTCAAGGCTAGGGTTACTGGCATAGCCGTATAGGCTGGTTGTTGTGTTGATGAGAACATCGCCAATAGAGGTGATGCGCATGCGTTCTGCGGAGGCTGTCCACAATGCCATAAAGTCACTGGTGTGCGAGTAGCGGATAAGACCCGCATATTGACCGGTGCCAGTTGTGGCGTCCGAGAACTGAATGTCCGCCGTAGCAGTAGAGCCAACTGTTAGACCACTACCTGCGCTTGTGGTCGGGTTGCCGATTTGCAGAAGGTTGCCGTTCGCTCCGGTAGCCATTGGCGTTACGCCGATGCCTACTTGGCCAGTGCCGTCGATCCGCATGCGTTCTGTTAGCGCGGTCGAGCCGCCATTGTTTTGTGTAAAGAACGCTAAAGAGCCGCTGTAATCATTAAGCGTTGCAGATGACTTAAAGCCTTGGATAGCTGCAAAGCCGTAACTCGCAGTGGTGTTTCCAGTTTGCCCCTCGAAAAGTATAGACGGGCCAACCCCTACCGCTGCCGTAGTAGTGGATGTTAAACGAACTGCATTGGTTCCAGACGTATTGGTAGGGGCCGCGCCACTAGCTGTGCGGACATTCAGCGTAGAAGCTGGCGCACTCGTACCAATCCCAACATCACCCGCGCTGGTGATGCGCATGCGTTCTGTGGCGTTTGTGCTGAATGTAAGTGGGGTAGCAGTTGGTGTCCCTACATCGAGACTTGCGGATGTCCCGAAAATCGTCCCGTAGCGGGTGCCTCCAGTAAAGAAGTCGATGAAGGAACCCGAAGTTCCGTTGATGCCGATGTTTGTGTAATTTGTTACTGCGCGGGGGCTGGCTGTACCGATCCCGACGTTGCCTGCGCTGGTAATACGCATGTATTCGGTGGACTCATTAGCCGCCCGAAAAACTTGTAGGTTGGCATTATAATAAAGGTCACCAGCAGATGTAATCTGCATGGCCTCAGAGTTCAGTCCCGTAGAGCGAATTTTGTGTACGCTACCTGTACCATTGGTCCCTTGTAGACGGAACTCTGGGTTAGTGGCGGATATGTGTAGCAGTGTGGCTGGCGAAGCCGTACCAATCCCGACGTTCGTACCGTTGTCGTACACCACAGACGCGCTGACAGCCGACGTGCCGTTACCCTTGACCAGATAGCCAGACGTGAGTGTCGTGGCTCCTGTGCCGCCGTTGGCGACGGCCAAAGTGCCGCCAAGCGTTAGTGTGCCAGCCGTAGTGATTGGTGAGCCAGTGAACGTAAGGCCAGTTGTGCCGCCAGAGGCTGCTACAGACGTTACCGTGCCTACAGTGCTATCGTTCGATGTGATTGTAAAGTTAGGATACGTTCCAGTGACAGTGGTCGTGCCAGCACCTGTCAGGGCAACGGTCTGATCCGGCGCGGAGTTCGTAATTACGCCAGTTGTGCTGTTATAGCTTATGCCAGTTCCAGCAGAAATAGAACCTCGTGCGGCAGCTTGCGTGAAGTACAGGTTAGTCCCTTGGGCAACATCGCTGGTCGTAAGGACAACCGCACCAGTGTAGCCATTGACCGAAGATACGGCGTCGGTGTTATCGACCTTTTGCCATGTGGAACCATCGTACACGGCCCAATCACCAATCTTCCAATCGGTTATGCCGTTTAAGTTAGTGGAGCCAGCGGTGCTGACAACGTAGTAATATCCCTTTGAGCCAACGCTAGATGCTAAGGTCGGCACGTTTGTCGATGCGTTCCAAGTGCCTTGATAGTTCAGGCCACCAAGAACTGCACCTGGCAACTGAGATGTCGGAACTGTTCCGCTACCATCAAGCGTGGCAACGCCACCAGAAACGCCAGCATTGAGGACAGCAGCCGTGCCTAAGCCTAAAGATGTACGCGCACCAGATGCAGTCGTTGCGTTTGTACCGCCATTAGCGATTGGCAGTGTACCAGTGACGTTTGATGTCAGGCTGACGCTTGAAAGATAGTTGCTTGGATTTGTAGCATTGTACGGCGTGTAGCCCAATGCTGTTACAATGGATTTCTTTTCCCACAAACCTGTCGTTGTATTGTAAAACAAACCATCATTATTCGATGGATTTTGAGCAGACACATCGTGCAACTCATCCATTTCATAGCCGTTTTGGACTTTGACAAATAACTTGCCCTGTGATGGGTGGGCGCTTTCAACAATTGCCATGTAGACCAAATGCTGTGGCGCATATGGCTTCGTTGCTGTCAGTGTTCCAGCCGTTGTTGGGCTAAGATAAAGCTGCTGGCCATCTGTGTATGCAGAGGTATTAATGTTTGTAATTGTGCCAATAAGCGTTACGTTACCATTGGCATTGTTAGCAATGTCGGCTGTGACCAAGCCCAAGGTCTGCGCTGACGTTGCATCGCCAGAAGCGATTGCCTTGCTGACAGTTGAAAGCTGACCAGTGGCCCCGCTGATGTAGACGGCAGTACCCTTAGTAAGAGTTGCGCCAGTTGTGTTGCGGATAGGCAAAAGCACATTGCTTGTAGAGCCAGCGGTTGCAACCGACAGATCGATAGTTGTCGTGCCTGTGACAGTCACAGAGCCATCAGTGGACCCAATAGTTTGAACAGGACTATAGCCCAACGCAGTCGTAACTTGTCCGCTGGTAAGAACCAAAGTCCCGCCAAGCGTCAAAGAGCCGCTATTAGTCACTGTGCCAGTAAGCGTCAGTCCATTGACTGTACCAGTTCCAGATACGCTGTTGACAGTAGCCTTAGTAGTCTGTGTCGTGCCATCAGGGAACCTAAAGCCACCTACGGTGCTTTCAATAATGCCAGTGGCAATGACAGCGCCAGTTTTGCCAACCGTGAATTTAGAAGCGCCATTGATCTGTAGATCAATCAGCTTTGAGCCAGCCGCACTGGCAGTATCAGTCGCATTCAACTTAATGCCGTTGAACGAAATACCCGCATTGTTCCAAGTGTCAGACAGGTCGTAGATAAATGCCATTGGGATTCCCTTCGTGCCGTATCTTTAGCACTTTATCTGTTAGCTGCCAACTGAGTATTCACGAAACTGCGAAAACAGTGTAGGTTCCGCCAACACCATAACCGCCACTTCCGCCTGGTAAGCTAGGCCAATCATTTATGGTAACGCTTTCAACACCTATCGTAGT